CCCTTATTATGACCGCTTTTATGCCGTCATTTTTCATTTTGTTGAAGTCGATATTCTGCTGAAATTCCGAAATATCAACACAAGTTACTCTTGTCATAAAAAGTCCTCCTTGTTTTTGTTGTTTAATATGTTATAATAAAATTCAAATAGATTATTTTGCTTGGTGATAATATGAAAAATACAATAAAATGGTTCTGCAAACTTCTGCTAAACAAACTTAGTAATATAAGAACAAAAATACTTGTTTCTTCTTTCTTTACAGGTTTGATATTTTTAGGATTAGGAATATACAAAAAGAATATTGGGCAAGATGTCACTTTTTTATCATATACAACATCCGTATTTTTCGCTATTTGGTGGATTTTAATGCCACTTACAGAAAAGCAGAGAAACAAAATGTTGCTAAAAACTTTCGGATATTGCATAATGACTTTTATAACTCTTTACACAATAGTTTATTGCTTAGATGTATACTTTGTAATAAATCCTACAACATCACAATTAATTCTTTCTGCGATATTGATATTTACAGTTGTAATCTTTTTTGTTGATGTTTTTCAAACATTGTTTCATATAGTGTTACCGCTTATAAGTAAGGCGTGGGGCAAACTTTCGTCAAAAGAACCAAGCCCATTTATGAATTTCATCAAGAATACTATGGCTGGATTAGTAACTGTTACAGCCTTTATCACAGCCATAGCTGGTCTAATTAAATTATTTATACCTTAAATAAAATATAAATTCTATCAATGGAGTAACAAAGCGTTACTCCATTTTTTATTTGCTTAAAATAATCTCTTGATACTGCTCTCAGTAATAACATTAAAGCTGAGTTCAAGAACACCGTTGAGCAGTCCTTTTGCGGTTGTCATCTGTAAAATCAAAGACAGTCACACCGTGTTCTTGCTGAGTAATTATTTCTATAATACAGTTTGCTTTTGTATTATCAACAATTAAATGTCTATAAATCATCACTCTACCTCGTTTCCGTCAACTGTAACTTTCCAATCGCAACGCTCCGCAGGTGCAGAATACATCTTTTTGACTTCTGAAATATTAATACACTTTTCAATATTAACAGTGTTTGGAGTATCAGAATATGCGCCCTTGAGAGTTCTTGCTTGGATTTCCGTTCCACCAAAATCACAATTTCTGATTGTAATATTCGAGCCTATTTTCATATGTAAGCCGAAGCTGCTATTATCTGCATTATCGTGATTTTGATAACCTATCGTGCAATGCGAAGGTATGATTTTACAATTCTCAATTAATCCTACCTCGCCAAAACTATGTCCACAACCGAGCACAGGAACGGTTGTTTTGCCGACATAATCTGTACAGTCTGCTCTGCCGCCCCACTTGAAGATGCAGTTAGCGACTGTCCATTCCGTTGCATAACCTGTGCCGCCGCTCTCAAGGTGTAAGGCATACCTGAGGTTTTTGCAATCGAAAGTAAATCCCTTAATGTGCGTATGAACATTAAGGTCGAGGTGGAATGGACACTTTTTTATTATATCCTCAGATTTTAATGTAGACTTATCAAAGCCTGCTGCACCGTCCCATTTAATAACCGTTGCGGCTGGGTTATAGATATTTTCAGACTCATAATAAACATAGTCTTTAGTCATTACTCCTCTATAACCCACAAGCCGCTTATCAGACAAACCTGCAAATTTATCTTGCATATCCGTATATATGCCAGGCATGACGACGATCGTGTAACGATTGCGGTAGCTATTATCTGAAATGCTATCATTAGCAGACAGAATAGAGTTGAACTTTGTAACACCAAAACCGTCTGTATCTTCGTCATAATCATTTGAAACATACAAATAATGCATTGTGTAATCAGGGGCTTGATACAGCTCAGGTTTAATATTAGACTTTATCAAGTCGGGGTTAGAGTAAGCTGTACGCTTATTGTTCTGTTCAAGTTGAAGATTGCAACTGTTATCAACGAGTCTATTTGCAGCAACCGCAATTTTAATCGAATTTACGGTTACATTTTCTGTCGCTGTATAAGTAGCTACTGCATTTTTAAAAGCACTGACTTCTGACAAGAGCCACGATGGACTAATTGCTGTCTGACCATTCGCAGGATAGAAAACACAACCGCCGTTTGTAATATTAGCAAAAATCTGCAACGATAAGCAATACGCTTTGCCTTGTTCAAGAGTAACCGCACGCTTGAGCTTGAGATAGAAATTAACCGCAGATGTTGATGTGCCGCTTAGTGTTATTTTGTTGTTGCTGACTGAAATTGTAACGCCGTTTGCTGTCTGCTCAGTGTCCTCGAGCGATGTGAGATTAACGCTTGTGGCTATGTCAAGCATTGAATCTTTGCTGACTTTTTCATTAAGTGCTTTTGCTGTTTCGGTTTTAGCACTCTCTATCGAATTATTGACAGCAACAAATCTATTGCTCAAATTCTCATATGTTCCACGAGCGTCATACACTTCTTTAACTGTTTCAGCGATAGTTCCATATGTTTTCTCTGAAATTTTAGCGCTATCAGCGATAGAAGATGTCACTTGGATCTTGAGCGGCACAGGTGTATTTACAATCACTGTTCCGTCTTTTACAATGTTAAGTTCTATGCTGAGATATCCATATCTGCCATTGAAATTCTCAAGTGGAATAGTAACTATATTGTTTGTGACTGTGCAATCAACTGCATTATTGACTAAAACATCATCAATAACAAAAATCGCAGTAACTGTGCAACCGCTTAAATCGAGTTTTTCTCCACTTGCAATTATCGTTACATCAAGATATCTTGTCTTTTTGTCATTAATATTGACAATACCTGCAATTCGCTGCTCGTTGCGACTGTTGATGTCAATTGTAGCAGGAATATGTTTAAGTTTCATTATCTTCTAAATCTCCTTTTGATTTTTAAAAAATCAGACATCTTGAGATTAACTTCTCCTATTCCGATTTCTGTGTATTTTTCGCTAATGCTGTCATATACTGTTTTTGCGATTTTGCTTTCAATTTCTGAACCGTCTTTATGAACAATTGTCACTTTGTCGCATAGACTACAATTTTTCAGCGCCTCAAGTTCAGATTCAAGAGTGACTGTTATATTTACATATTCAGCTATTTGCTCTGTATCTTGTAAATATTCTTTAACTGCGTCTTCAAGCATAGTTCTTACTTCATTGTAGTTATAGCCTGTCTGTGGATCGACTTTAGTTCTTGTTATTTTACTTGAACAATCGTACAGATATGTTTTCTTTAAAGTCGCATTTAGATTTGTAAGGTAAGGTTCAGTAGCTGTAACTGTTACTTTTTTGCCGTCTGTTGTTTCGCATTCTGCGTATGGCATGATGTGCGTGTAATATTCATTAATCGAATTAACTTGTTTAAATTCAGATATATTAGAGCCAAATGCAATACGGTGAGTATCTGTGCCTCGATTTAGCAATAAATTGATGTTGAAGTTATCACAGAGCAATTCTGCTTTAAATACTGCCGTCAATCCGTTTTCCTCGTTAAGTAAAATATTCTCAAATGTTTCTGCCGAGTTAAACCCGAGTGAAAATTCTTTTTTGACTCCAATATTAGATGAGAAATTAAACCAACTGTATGGTGCATCTGAGTACCATACTTCATATTGAAGATTTGACATAATTGCTGATGGGGAATCCACTTCTGAATAGTTATAATACATCGGAACTGTACCGTTTTGGAAGAATAATCGTGATATGTGACTTCCTGAAATTGTCATATCTCCGTATTTATCAACTTCGATTTTCTCGATGTAAAAGAGTTGAGGATTGTCATGCGAGTTTGCTTTTGCTTTTATGTACGCTCCGTTTTTAATCTTATCAATCAATCTGTCAGTGCCTTTGATTTTTGCTTGAAATGTATACGCTCCGTTTCGTTCTTCTGTAACTTTAAATTCTGTGCATTCTGTAATAAAGCCATAGCCGTTATAGTCGAAAGCATTTGTTGAATTTTGAGCGTTATCATACAGCAGAGGAAACATTATAATCGCCTCCATCTTGGAATGATATTAATTTTACTGAACGCATTTTCCTTTTCTGAAATTACTTTAATTTTATTCCAGCCCGAAGTAAAAACAGGAAAGCTTGTGCAAGATATGTATGCGTTCATATCTGTTATGCCACAAAATGCAGATTGCATTTCAGAATCAAGTTCAATTAAATTTTCATTGCCAACAAAAGCAGCCTTTATTTTGATTTGTGCGTTATTAACATCAAGTGTTAAATCTTGTGAGTGATAAATACGAAAATACGGCTCTGCAGAGAACTTTTCGGGGTTATAAACATAGAATTCAGTTTCTTTTTGAGAGTTTGCCGCTGCACTAAAAGATATTGTTTTTTGCCCTTCATCACTGTACCAAAACGGCTGTCTTGTAAAATTAAGAATAGTTGAAACACATTTGTCTGCCTTATATTCTATTTTATCTATGCTTTTGCATATAGCTTTTGCATAATATCCCGTGTTATATGTATCTCGTAATTCTTTGTATTTGCCGTCAAAATTTGCAAATTCTTCTGCAAGCATACGAATCAAACTTTGAGTATCGTTGTAAACAAGCCAAGGCAAGCTGTTTATTTCATACGGCACATCAATATTTTCATAGAAACCGTTATCGGCGATTATTCCTCCGTCTTTGCCGTATATGTCAACTATCTCAAATTTTCTGTTTGATATATGATAAAAAGGTGCATTTGCTATGCAAAATCCGAGTTTGCGCAGGCTTGTGCCGTTGTATTCTAAGTTGTGCATATAATCCGCCTCCTTAACATTCTTGGTTCAGAGTATCTATAACTGCGTGAGAAACACGCTCGTTGAAGTCATCAATATCTAAATCATTATTTATGTTGACATTTCCATAATAGTTCAGAGCAACTCTTGGAGCATTTGTGATAACTTTATTTGTTGTACTTGATGCGGTATGGTCTAAACTTTTAATGTTATTGAACTTATCGTTCAGCACATTAATATAGCCGACTGTTTCGTTAAAATCAAAGCTGCCAAGCATATCTCTTGCAATACTTTCTGTGCTTAACCTCACCTTGCTTTTGTTACCGCTAATACCAATCGCTAAGCCCTCTGTAAAATAATTACCGATTTTTTTAGCTTCCTTTGAAGGCGAATTAATACCAAGAATTTTCTTGACCGCTCCCAACGCTAAGCCACCGATACCGCAAGCGGTGTCCCATATATTTTTGATAGCGTCACCGTTGGAAATGCCATTGATGAAACCTTGAACAAAATTATTGCCCGTGTTAAACAGAGAAACACTTTTAGCGCCGCTGCGTGCTTGCTTAGCCATACTTGTGCCTGCGTGTCTAACCATTTCATTGTTTTCCATCAGTCCGTTTATTAAGCCTTGAACCGTATAAACTCCTCTTCTACGCATTGCTTCCGAAGGTGAATGGATTTCCATTCCTTTGTCATATTCAGAAATTATTGTAGACGCCCAGCCTTGACTATTCTCGACAAGTGCTCCTTGATATTCTTTCGTGCCTTCAACCAATCCGAGAACTGTATTCTTACCGCTTTCTCTTGCTGCCTCTTGCAGCTTATCCATTGAAGACCATAACTTATTGCCGTTTTCATCAGTTGCAGCAAGTATATCATTCTGTGAAATCATCTGCTGATTATATGCCATTAAAACAGCAGCGGCATCGGTGTAGTCACCGTTAAGAACTTTTTGAACATCAGACAAATCATCACTTGTCATTGTGAGTTTATTAATCTCTGCGGTTGATTCGTTATATTGGTTTTTTAACTCGTTGTATGCTTCAATCTGCTTTTTGATATCATCATACATTTTTGTTTCATCACTAAACCTGATGTTTCCACCAATCGTTCCATATGCATTGTAAAAATCTTCCACATCGTACCCTCGCAATCTAATCGTTGCATTTAGTTTCTTGTACGCTGCATCGATTTCACTCATTTTTTCTTCCATCTCTGACTTGATTTCAGCTCTGTTCTTGTTTGCCTCAATCTTTGCTTTCACATTAGATGATTGCAATTCTGAGATGGCAGATTGGTTTGCGAGCTTTTTATAATCGTCAATCGTCTTACTAATGTTATTTCTGATTTCGTCAAGATCGCCTTTGAGATTTACTTTTCCGTTGTCGCTTATTTCAATATATTTAGCCCAAGCTTCATTGAACCCCGGAACATTATCTTTAAAATAAGTTACGATTGTTGTGAGCTGTGCTTGCTCCTCAGGAGTAAGTGTTGCTTTTCCTATAAGCTCATCTAACTTTGCTTGATACTCATCTATGAGAGTATTGTCAGAATAAAGTTCGTCCACTCTATCTAATGTGTTTTGCAAGTTATCAGTCATTTCTTGTGTGTACTCTGCGAGATTATCTTTAATTTTGTCAATTTCTTCACAGAATTTTCCAGCCTCTGAATTACTCCATTTGAGTTCGTTATATGTTTCAACAGCAGAAACAAGCCCTATAACAAGTGTAGTGATTGTTCCGATAATATTCAAAGATTGAGCAGCGTTAAGCCCTTTTTGTGCAGTTGCAGCTATATCTGTTGCTGTTGAAAGGTTCTTATATGCTCCGATTAAATTTGAAATACCTGTTACTAATTCCTGTGACTTTTTTGCTCCCCAAATAAGAGCAGCTTGCTTAGCTACACTTTCAAGTATTGTTTCTAAATCATCAAGATGTTCAGATGCCCATTTAATCGCTTCCTTTGCGACAGGATAAAGTTCTTTACCTATCGGTTGAATTAAGTCTGTTTGAACAACTCTACCAATGTTTTCCCAATCTGATTCAACATCATCGTATTTAATGTCTTTGATTTTTTGCATTGAACCTTCAACATCTTTATAGCTGTCATTAACATCACCGAGAGAAGTTATAACTTTCAGCGCATTATCTTCACCGAGGCTCGACCACACATTTGAGGCTGTTGTTAGTGCCTCTTGGTCTGTTTTTGCGTTCTTTAAATCTTTTATTACAGAATAGAAAACATCCGCTGCGGTTGCCTTACCGTCTTTCCATTTATTGAACAATGTTGCGGTGTCTTCTGAAAAACTGCCGAGATTTTCTTCAATTCTGCCGTCAGATAATGATATTGTGAACTCTTTTACAAAGTCATTAACTTTATCCAGATTGTAAGCGCCGTTTTTTGTACCATTTTCGAGAATACTAAAAGTTTGTTCAGCCGAAAAACCTGCTTGTCCCCATATCTGAGAGTATTCCGCAAGGTTGTCTGCAAGCTCTCCGCTATAATTCAAACCGTTTTGAGCACCTTTTACGATTAAGTCGAATGCATCTTCGGCGGAAAGTCCCATATTAGTGACTAATCCGTTTACGCCTCTTAAGGTTTCGCCGATATCAAAACCGTCAAAAGTATCTTGCAAAGTATACAAGCTTTCTGCCATTTCTTTGAGCTTGCTCGGGTCGGTTTCACCTGTGACTTGCTTGATTTTAGCAAGAGTGTCGGCAATTTCTTCTTGTGATTCACCAAAGTTATCTTTGTATATGTCATTAATTACACTTTTGTACTTGAGCAGTTCGTCTTTGGCTAAGCCTGTTTGGGCCTGCAAAGAGTTAAGAGCTTTCTTTTCACTATTTGCGCTTGTTATTGCAGCTACGGCTGAACCGCCTATTGTACCCACAGCAACGCCGATTCCTGTTGTTGTGTCGGCAAGAACATCTTTAAGCTCAGTTGCAGATGTTTTTACATCGTCAACTTCTTTTTTGAATTTGCTTAAGTTAGTATTGTTGCTTTTGTCTTCAAGTTCTTTAAAGCTGTCAGTTGTTTTGCTTGTTTCTGTTCTGACATCGCTCATTTCATTCTCAAGCGACTTCATATCAACAGCTTTTGCCGCTGCTTCTGTATCGGAAAGTTGCTTTTTAAAGCTTTCAAGCTGACTTTTTGTTTTTTCAACCTCTCGTTGATATGCCCTGTATTGGTCCGTTGAAATCTCGCCGCTTTTTGCTTGCTCCTTGACTTGTTCTTCAACATCAACAAGTTCTTTAAGTGCATTGGTGCTGTTATCAATCTGCTCACGCAAAACATCTTGCTTTTGTGCCAGCAGAACTGTATTATCCGGATCAAATTTAAGCTGATTGTTAATTGTTTTTAGCTCGCTCTGTAATGAACGTGAAGAGGATTGTATATTCTTAAACGCTTTTTGCAAGTCCGTTGTTTCACCTGCAATTTTAACTGTAATGCCTTTAATAGTTGATGCCATATATATCCTCCAATCTTTTGTAATCGCTCATCCATTCAGAATATTGTTGATAAGTAATGTTTCCGCTGTTGTATTTTTCTTCAACGAATGGCAACACTGATTTAAGTTTCAAGTATTTTTCTTCATCAGCGTGTATGTTCTGATTGCTTTTGAGCTTGTAATAAGTGTCAATATAATCTAAAATAAAACCAATTGAAAAATTTTTTGTGTCAGCGACAGTCAGACCGCATTTGACGGCATAGGATAAAATCTCCTGTGCCGTCATTTGTACCCTTAGACTGCTGCCGCTGTTGCTTTTTTTGAGCTGGTTTTCAGTGATTCTACAATGAGGTCAACAAGTGGCTGTGCTGTTGATATTACTTCTCCTAAGCTGAATTGCTTAGAAAACTCTTTGATTGGTTGTGTTTTTTCGTCAGCAGACTTCGCCGCTGCCCATAAAATACGCACAGTTGTACCGAATTGTGCTTTGTTTGGATTCACTGTCAACATATCTACATCTTTGAGAAAGCTGTGCCCTTTAAAATTATCTTCATAAATAAGCATAGTATATGCTGTTACTTCAACTTCGAGCTTTCTGTCACCGATTGTAAGCGTTTTGTCCATTATTCTGCTCCTTTAACTGTCGGTATTACAACTGCTGTCGGCAATGTGTCTTCGTACGAAGTATATCTTACAAAATCATTGTCCGGGCGTGGTTTTGAAGTGATTGTAAATGTCGGAAACTGCGGATCAAAGTTACCCTCTGATGTCTTATCGTTGCGTGTGGCTCTTGTAGATGCAACGCAGTCAAAGTATGTGTCAATTTCATAGAGTTTGTCGCTGTCATAACGCTCTTTAGCAACAAGCAAAGCAAAGCGAGGCAATACGCTGATTCCGCCTTTTTCGATAAATCCACCTTCGGTTGCCTCAGCATTGCCGTACCAGTCCTTTTCAATGTCATCAACGATAGCAATAAGCTCAAGACTGATGTTGTAGCCTGCATTGTTATTTGCAACTATAACAGGCAAACCGTCTGCATATACGGTAGTTGATTCACCACTTGGCTCTGCACCGACTGTTCTGCCGCCTGCTTTGTCGGACTTAAACCATTTAACCTCGCCATATGTAATTTTGCCTTCTGTTGTTTCTGTAAGCATAGCATAGCCTACTTTTGCGATTGTTTTGTTCATAAGATAATCTCCTTCGTTATTTTCTTTTAATTCCTCCACCCATTGCCTTTGAAGAGAGAATTAGTTTTTTAACTTCGTTTTCAAATTCTTTGTGAATTTGCTCGCTTGCAGGAGCAATGTGCACTTTTGGCATTACAGTTCCGCCTTTTCTGCTTGCGTGAGGTTTTTCGAGCAAGTGTGTAAGCCTGTATTCTTTGCCTGAAGCAAAGACCGTCTTTTCATAGTAAGCATTAAGTTCGTTTGTAACTTTTACTTTGAACGATCTGCGATATTTTTTTCTTTTGCCAACAGGTGCCGCTTTTTTAATTGCTTCTTTAAGCTCATCTGCTTTAGTATCAACAAGTTGTATTACGCCCATTTGTATGTCTGCCGTATACCCTGCAACTTCACGAGATATAGTTTCGCCAATTCTGTCGATACCGCATTTTTTGTTGCTCATATTTTGTAATCAACTCTTACTTCATAATATGATACACACATTTTTTCTGCCGCAATCCACGCTCGGTTAGTCTTTTTCCAAACAAGATTATTGCTATTAAGCCATTCTGCAAATTTTTCTTCGCTTGCATGGTCTGTTCTGTCTGTATATAGCTCAATATCAATCTTGCTATATAAAGTAAAAATAACTTTTCCGTCTGCATATACATTTTTATCTTCATCTTTGAAATAAGCAATAAATGGAGTTTCAACCGGTTTGCTAAAATCAGCTTCGGCAACTTTGAAGTTGCAAGTTTCAAGTAAGCCGACAAATTCGTCATAATTTTTAAAAGTCATTTGCTTTCTCCTTGTATAAGCCTCGGCAGGACAAAGATAAAATAGTGCAAGGTGGATTTTTACATCTGTCATGTTGTACCTGCTCAATTTTGTATCTTGTGCAGTCAATTACCAAAGCCATATCTGGCTGAATTTTTTCGTCGTAATGTATATGTATCACTTTTGATAATTCAATATCATTTTGTTTTGCGCCGTAATAACGAGTAACCCCGACTTTTTCGTTGCCAAAGCGATACTTTCGTGCTGTGTTAGCGATAATAGTATCGTTTTCGTCTGTATCAAAAACAAAAGCTACACCGTCATTAAATGTCAAAAACTTAATATCACTTTGAGTCATAAGCTTTTACCTCATATTCTTGCCTTAACATCAAAATATCCGCTGCAAAGTTGTTGTCAAACTGTTCTGTTGCGTTGCTGTAAGCATATCGGCAGTAGTCAAACAACAAACTTCTTGCTCTTGTAGAGCGTATGAAATCCTCATCAGTTAAGGCAGGATGGAAAGAGCGGAGGTGTTGCTTGCCATTTTCAATAATAATATTAATTTTTGACTTTGCACTATCGTCAGTTTTGATGTGTTCGCTGTCAAAATCAAGCATATTAATCACATCATCAATTAACTGTGCCATAATTCAACACCTCCTGCTTATTATGTTGATGATTTAGAATTGAGAGTAACCTCGATAGTGAGCGGTTCAAGAGCGCTGATATCAAGCTTTAAGAAATCAGTTTCATCATACGAGAAACCTGTTGCGAATGTTTTAATTGTGTATACACGATTGTCTTCGAGAAATTGGTTCTGATCAGAGTATTCGAGTTTACCGCCCTTGCCTGTCGATACGCAGGCTTTGTATTTAGAAAGCTGGCCAAGAGCAGCAGTACCTACTGCAATCATTTCAGACGGAAATACTCGTGTAGGATAAGGGAAAATGTTGTTTTTATAGCTACCGTCAGTAGCGATAACTGTAGTTGCAGGAATAACCTTCGTGAGGTAATCAACAGGATTGACAATTAAGTCAACAAACGGCACTGACTTAGTTTTGCCACCTTTGCCTTTTGCAATCTTACCAATTAGAGGCATATATGACTTAATGTCAAGTTTTGTAACTTTAGTCGCTGTCTTGTCAGGATATGCACCTGCGGTTACTGCGCCGTTAATATTCTTGAGAATACCCACAGGCTTGTTTTTGCCGTCACCATTGATAAAACCGTCTTCAAGTCCGTAAGCAAGAGCGTCAGCAAGAATTCTGCGAACATAAGCGTCAATGTATATAGCTCCGAGTTCAAGTATATCCTTTGGAACAGGAATAAATGCTGTAAGCTTTGATGTCGAGAAGTCTTTTTCTTCGATAGTGCCAGCAAGTTCCTGTGCAATCTGAGAATTAAGAGCGCCCCAAGCCGCCATCTGCTTTGTATCAGTTGCAAAAATTGCTTTCACTGAGCCGTAAGTGTTTTCAATATTGATAGCATCAAGAAGTGGATGCTCATTTGAAATGTCTTCAAGAACTGTATCAATTACAGTCTGCGGAATCGTTACATCAAGACCTGCAAGGCTCTGCTTAACATCAACCGACTTAGATGCAGTTTTAATGTTGTTGTAAAAGGTCTGCTCAGCTGATGTGAGCTGGCGGAACCCTCTTTTTGCAAGGATAGCGTTGTCGGCGGTCGCACCTACTTCCGCTGCTGTGTCGATAATAGCCTGCTGAAGACTTGTAGCGTACTGCTCAAACGCAGATGTCATCTTAGCTTCGTCTTTGTCTGCGAACGCTTCCTTCAACTGCTTTGCAAAATTTGTTTTTGCATTGTTGATAAAATCAAGATTTTTCATTTTTAATCTCCTTTATAAATAGTTTTTGTTTTTGAAAAATGTTTCAAAAAAATCAAAGCTGTCTTTTTCGTGCTGAGTGAGGTTTGGTTCCTGTAGCTTTTTACCAAGCATTTTTGTGAGTTCTGCCGCTGCTTGTTTTGCTTTAGGATTTTTTCTCTGTTCAGCCTGTTCGATAACTTCTTTTGAATCCGTTAAGTCAACAGGGTCGAGAATTTCATCACACAAGCCGAGTTCGAGTGCCTCCTGTGCAGTAAGGAATGTTTCAGCGTCAAGTAGTGGCTCGAGCACATCTCTCGTAAGCTTATCGCCTGCGTGTACAAGATATGAATTTGTGCTTGCTTCGCTGATTTTATCAAGCTGTTCGGCGTATTCTCTATGTTCCTTAGCGTTACCGTAGCAAGCACCGATAGCGTGATGAATCATCATTGTTGTATTAGACGGCATTATGATTTTATCCGCTGCCATAGCTACTACACTTGCAATTGAACACGCCATACCGTCAATATACGCAGTAACAGGTACATTCTGCCTTTTTAACAGATTGTAAATAGCAACACCTTCGTCAACATAACCACCAACTGAATTGATGTACAGTTCGATACTACTAATAGCCCCCGCTTTATCAACTGCTTTGCGGATATACTCTGCACTTGTAGTTGAACCGTAGTAATAGCCCCAACAGTCTAAATACCCCGGTTCAATTTCACCGTACAAATAGATTTGCAAGACATTTCCATCCGCAATCTGCCTGATTTTGTAGTTTCTTTCTTTCACTGAGTTTCACCACCTTTCAATGTTTCATCTGCTGTCTGATAGTTTTTTGTAATGTAATATTTCTGTGCCCATTCTTCTTCGCAAGGCAGCATATTACAATACTTTTGAGCCTTGGCAGGGGAAAGAACACCGCTTGCTATTGATTTGTCAAGATTATTTGCATTGCTTATCGCATCTATATGCTTAACGGTTGTTGTATCAATAAGCATATAATTGCCTTTTAAAAATTCGGAATTTCCAAATTTCTTTTTTGTAATTTCTTGTTCGAGCATTTGAGCAAGAGGATCTATTGCATTTGAGATAGCACAATCCATAGCGTCTGAAAGCATAGATGCCTCGCCACTAAGGATAGCCGGCGGAATGTGTAAAGCGTTTCCAACAGTTGCATATGCCTCTGCTCTTAGCTTTTGAATATCGGTAATTTCACTGTTTGTAGTTTTCCCTGCCTCTGTTGCAGGCTCTGTATACTTCATTCCTTTGAAAATAGGTAGTACAGCATTTTTTGACTCATAATATTTTTTGAACTGCTTTCCGAGAATTTCAGAAAATGTTTCGTTAAAATCTTTATCGCCAAAGTTGAAGTTTTCAAAAGTTACTATACCCTTATGCCCTACGGCTTTATTGTAGCGCTCTTGAGCAGACATCATAAGTTGCTCGTATGTAGTGCACATTTCGGCTAATAAGCCTCTGAGAGCAAAGCTGTTGTACTTTAAATAAATTACTTCACTTTCACTAAAAGTACGCTGATATGTAAAATTTCGGCAAGTTACACTTGTAAAAATATCATCAAAAGCAGCATATTCAGTTTTGCAATAGCAATCTGCAATGAGCAACTGATTATCAGCAGTTGAAATAATTAACAGTTCGTTGTCAAAAATTAATTTTGAAATTGCTTGTGTTAAAAACTCGACTTTCGTTTGATGTTTGTTCGGTGCATAATTCCATAGATAGTATTCAAGCCCTTTGTACTCCTTGTTATCAATTACAGTAACAAATTCGCACTTGGCAATGCTTTTGGCTATAAAATCAATTGCAGTAAACAGTGCAAGTTCTGTTAGCCTAAACCGCTGCTCGGCGGCAGAATAACTATCATCAAAGCTGTTGTCATTTTCTTGAGGTTCTGCTTTAATTTTTTTGCGAAAAAAACTAAAAATATTCAAAATATCACCACCTTATATGCTGATAGCTTTAAAAAATTTCTCGAAATTGTCTGTTGAAATAGGCTGGCTTTGTCTGAGCAAATCTAATTGTGTGTATGCCGCTACAAAAGCCATAAAGCCGTCTGTTTTTCTTGACTTCGGCTCAATTTTCCCGTAGCTGATATTGCCGTTTTTATCCTCTATTGCCGATGTATTGTTAGTGTACCAACGCATTAATGCCGAATTACCCCACACGATTTTGTGATTAGCAAAATCAGATGCTATCAGCGGAGCTACAAGCATTTTGTCTGACGGACGCACGAGTTTTAAGTTATTAAGCCCCTTGCGGTCACACTCAAATCCACACTCCAATAGAGGACTTTTGAGCAAAGTGTAGCGGTAATTATCAAGCGCTCCTGCTATGATGTTGTAGTGCTTTTTCTGTTCTTTGAGCCATTCTGCAACAATTTGTGGCGATATTTCTGCACCATCAACTCGTTGCAGGTCAGGTTGTTTATCATATGGAAATTTAATTCTGCCAAGGTCAGCGGATTGTGAACAATACCACGACATCGGTTTCCAAATAACTTCATTATCAATCGTAAAAAGCAAACCTGCTCCGAGAAAATCTGTTGTTTTAGTGTAGTCAAGACCAAATACACAAGTTTTGCCTTCCAAATCAGGCAGAGGTCTGTTTGTGGCTTTTATGTTTTCCCACGCTGTAACCGGGTGCATTTCTGTACCTTTTGGGATATTCATACGCTTAGTCATAAAAGATGAATTGTTTACTTTGTCACGCTTCCAATCCTCAAATTCCTTTTGAATTTCTCTTAACAAATTTGGAAAATATTGCAACGACGGATTTGCTTTGTACCAATTTTCTTGCTCATATACCTCTTTTTCGTTGTCTAACCTGCATATGAAATAAAGAGTGCCGTTGTCAGGTGCATCACCATTCAGCACTTCAAGACCTGCGGCAAGCTCGTTGTCAAGTGGCCCGTCCCGAACATCTCCCATAGTTGTAATTGTTGTTCTGCGTGGCATAGCTTTTTTGCCTAAGCCCGTTGTGAAAACATCAATGAGCTTATAATTTTCGTATGCATGTTTTTCATCAAAGTCGACTTTACCGGGTCTGCCTCCGTCTTTCGTTTTGCTGTTTGAAGTTCTGTATCTGATTGTTGAATTAGTCTTTATGTTTGTAATCTCTGTTTTGTTCCACTTAAAATGCCGCTGCATTTTTGTAGAATTGTTTTCCAAAATTTCGTAGATGTCATTAAAGGTTGTGCTTGCTTGCTCTTCTGATGTTGCACAAATGTCAATATCGTAATTGCGTATGCCGTTGACAGGCGTGAGCAGAGCAAAATCTTCAAATGCAAGATAGCCGTTTTTTCCTGCGCCTCGCCCGACCACACAAACTAAATCGGGAAATCTTAATACACCGGGCGCGGAATATGTGCAATTATGCAGAATAAAACAAAACTTTTCCCATGCAAATAATTCGTATGGAAAATATTTCTGTAGAGCAAAATACTTTTCAACCTGCTCACTGTCAACATAGACTTGCTCATTTTCGAATACTTTTTCTATGAAATTTACAAGCTGTATTTGCTCTTTGCATACACGATATTGACCGCTTTTTACTTGCTTTATGTAATCGTCAAGGTATTTACAGTTCGTCATTTACATCACTTTCGACCTTGTCAATTGATAACCCCATTTGCGAAAGAATCGCAAGTCTTTGCTTGTTGTACATTATTGAATTTTTCACTGATGGATTGTCTTTAGTGTATTCTTTACCTGTCGAGGAAATTGCCTTGTATGACAAGCCGTTTTTCTTGATGTCAGCTTGCATTTGTCGTTCAAGTTTAGTGTAGAAAATGTAACTTTCGATTAAGTCACGATACACATCAATGTCTGCTCCTTTTAATGTGAGTTGTTCAATTAAGCTTTCCTTGATTTTTGCCATTTTAACTTGTGCCATTTTATTGCTCCTTTCACAAAAATTTCTCGTGCGTGTGTGCGAGGACAAATTGTCTACTCTGTACACCGTTATCCATACGCTTGAGGTAAGTGCGATTTTTGACCCCGGGGGTGCTACCATTTCTCGGAAAATTCTTCTGAAAAAATTTTTTCTTGCAGTTTGTGATGCTCTTTGTAATGACAATCTTTGCACAAACATTCAAGATTGTTGATGTCAAGAGCAAGATCAGGTCTTGCTTTAAGGTACTTCTTGTGATGCACCACTTCACAGGGGCTATATTTTCCTACGGCTCTGCACCGTTCACATTCATCGTGCTCCATTGTACGCTTTTTATCTCGCACTCTTTGCCAGTCAGCGGTCAAATAGAACCTGTATGCTTTGCCGTCCTGTATTTGTTGTATTATCCATTCTGTTGTTACATATCTTTTTATCATTTTGCAAATAAATAAGCCGCTGCATTAACAGCGACTTGTTTAACTTTGTATTTTCTGAGCTTTGCTCAATTATATTCTAACACACCCTCGAGCGAACAAACGAACAACTTTCACCACTCATAGCGATTGCACATCATACGCACTCCGTCCTCTGTATTCCCTCCGCCCATAATGTACGCTATTTCTTTCCAAGAACGCTTATCACGCAAATGCAAAATTAAGCAGCTGCCCTCTGTTGTTTCAGCTGGTATACTACATATTGCAACAGCTCTTCTCGTTTCTGTGTTGTGTAATTCGTTCCGAAGGTCAGCTATTTGGGGCACTATCTTGTCAATGCTCCCTGACGCACTTGCTCCGTTTGCAGCAGTAATGTTTGAGGTAATGTGCGTTACCTCTGCTTCAAGAGTGGCTATCCTGACTCTGTAATTACAGATATTGTCACTCATTTCTCTGATTTGTTTTAGATTCATTGTTTGTCAGCCTCCTTGTTGCAGTCAATTGCATAAATACAAAATGATAGCTTGCTCCAGTGAAGTCATTAATCCACATTTCGTCACGCACAAGATAATAGCCTTGTGGAATTTGCAAAGCCTCGCCTTTTTCAAGTTTTTTGAATTCACGCTTTTGCAAAAAACGGGCAAATTGCTTTTGTACTCTTGTCAACCATTTTGTTTTCCTCCCTGCACCAATAAGCCGTCCGCAGACAGCTTGTTTATGAAATATCAAATTTTTCGTACGCAAGAGGCAAAAAAGCAAAGTACCAGCTTGCACCTGTTATATCGTTGTAATTGTAGTTCTCATCGTCCTTGAGCATAAAACAGCCGTCAGGAATTTTTATCATTTCACCACGCTCAAGTTTCTTAATCTCCCTGCGCCCTGCCTCTTTTACTGCAATCTCAGGCTTTTTAAGACATCTCGCCGTCCTTATCCTCTTTTCCCCTGCTACATCTTTGCTTATGTATTCCGCAAGTTTTTCGTAGTAACCGCTTGTGTATAGTGCAGTAAAGTTTATGCCGTCGTACTCCCAAAACTTCTGCACAGACTCAAGTGCTTCACGCTCAACAATTATATGCATATGCCAATTTTTTCCCAACTTTCCGCACTCGGTAAATGATATGTATTTAAATTTCTTACCTTTCTTTCTGAAAGCATCACGCATTTTTCGCTTCCATTTATTTGCAATTTTTTCAAATTCCTCTTCGGTAAGTTCGGTTCTCGGAATACTTAAACGCACAAAATAGTCACCGCTTGTAAAATTGCAGAGAATAAGCCTTTGCATATTTTTGATTGCTCGCATTCTGTTAGCTCTTTTTTGCTTTTCGGGTGTAAGACTTTGATTTATTTTTCTGCCGCCGTAATTTTTTCCAATTTTGCGAAAGGATCTGTAATATTCAATTTCAGTGAGCGGACCACTTTTAATAGTTCTTTTGTATGTAAACATTATATTATACATCCTTTCTCAAAGTTCGTCACTTAAATAATTGCTTTAGCAGGAAAGTCAAGCGGCTCAATGGCCGCTTTTTTTCTTTCCGTTACATCTCAATTTTCGCTCTGTTTTATCTCACCATATGCGTCCTTATACGTTTTCAGCTGTCCGCTCAGGTATATGTTCTGTTCAATCGCCTTGCACAAGTTCACTTCATTGCTGCTGTATGTATCATTAAGATTCTTAAGATTTTCATACACAAGGTTCAATTTTTCTCTGTACTTTCTGCAAGCCTTTACAGCTTTTTCTTTTTCATCTGCGAGCTTTTGTGCCTCTTCCGACATTTCATCCATCAACTTGTCCCTGTAAGTAATGCAGCTTTTCAAGTTTTCTATCTCTTCCTTTGTTTCCCTTTTATCAATTCTGTGAATTCCATAAGAGATAAAAGAATAAGCCGCAAATAGTGCAATTACAATAACCCCGTACATTCTCTAACTCACCTTTCTATAAACGCACTTAATCGCCTTAATCTGATTATCAGTAAGATTAACAATGTCCTCTCTTGAAACGCCTACAAACATCACCGTTCCCTTGTAAACCTCGCCTGTATCCTTGTTCTCAAGATTATCCTTGCCGCTGCCCGAATAAATCATCTTAATTCTGCCTTTAAGCAAGTCTTTGTTTTTTAGTTTCTCACTCCTCAAAAAGTTCTCAATCTCAACCTTGCTAATCATCTTGCATAAACCTCTTAACTGATCATCGTTCGGCTCTGCATAATGTAATACCAAAACCTTATCTTCTGCCATTATTACTTTATCCTTTCTGTATCCGTATTTTTCGTAGCAGTTACACACAACATTTCTGCTTCTTGCTGTACAGCGTGTAAAGTGTCTGCAATTCTCACAGCTTTTCATCTTCACTGTCCGCCTTTAGCTTTATGTACTTAAGCAGCACAGCCGAGGCCTCCTCCCATCCGTAACATACAAGTGCCAAATTGCCCTGCTCTCTAAGTCTCTTAATCCATTTTCGCTGCTTTTCAGTCGCTTTGTTGTTGCCCACCTTGAGTTCAATGTAAAGTGCGTGATATTTCCCCCTCGATACAGGCAGGCACAAATCAGGCACACCGGCTCTCACACCTTGCCTTTTAAGGTTAAATGCCTCTTTCTGATTTCTCTTGCCGCCATTTGGTACATGAAACAGCAAGTCAAGCTGTGGATAAGTGTTCCTTGCATATGCTACCCAGTTGAATAGCTTGATCTGCTCATACGCCTCATTTGTCATTACTTTCACTCCTCCAAAAGTTCGGGATTATCATAGATATTGCTAATCACAACCGAGCGTTTACAGACGAATAAATCTAAATCATCGACGCCGCTATGACCGCATTCTCTCACAATCCACCTGTTCTCAATCCAACAAATTTCATAATTTGTGCGACCGCCGTCCGTATCGCCAAAGCTGCAAATATCGCCTTCAAAAATCTTAGCGCCGTCCTTGTCCTTAAAGCCTGTGTACTGTCCAATGGTTTTGAGAATAATCGGGTAAGCTGTATTTTCATCATTAGGTTGTATAATGTGATACTGCCCCCATATTATTGCCAATAAACCTTCGACCCACGCATCATTATCTACTCTCTTGCCTCTGAATAATATTTCTCTCATCTACATTCTCCTTTCATTTATCATATTCATAACCTTAAGACTGTCGGCTTGCATTATATGTTCATTAACAATCATTTCCTCTGTTTTAGTAACCTTGAAATACTCACCACACAAATTCAGAACATTCTGAATACATTTCTCAACATTGTCCGCCTGTAATTCCATTCCGTATACAGATTTCAACGATGTAGTGTAGTCTTTTCTCTTTTTGCAATTTGCAAACTTGCGCTTTAAAATTTCGATTATAAAAACTCCCTCACCACAGCAGGGCTCAAGGAAAGTCCGTTCAGGCTTAAAAGTTTCGGTTGGCAGCATATCAAGCATTTGATTCACTGTTTCAACCGATGTAAAAACCTCTCCAAATTTTTGTATTCGCTCTTTTTTTGTAAGAGTTGTGCTATTATTCATCAAGTATCACCTCTAAATCGTCAAGATAATCAGCCACGATTCCGTACGCTATCACCATTCCTTCGCTTATGTAATAATGTTTGTCCTTTCTGCTTTTGCTGTCATTATATCCGCTCACCTTCTCCTGTTCACTTTCTATGCGTTCGGATATTTCAGCTTTTAATTCGTCAAGGGTCATTAATTTTCACCCTCCAGTCTTCTTTCAAGCCTCTCAATCTTTTTATGTTTCCATGCACTCACTTCTTTATCACATTGAAACATTATCTTGCATTGTTCAAGCATAATCTCAACATCTGCCATTTCTTCAAAGATATTATCAACAGATTTCAAATCATCTTCAAGTGATGTTTTTTCTTTAGTATAATTTAATCTTACAATGCTTTTACACAAAGCCTGCGATAATTCAGACAGTTCCTCAACCGTCTTTATCATCTGATTTTCCAAACCGTATGTATTGATTGCTTTTTGCATAATTTCTTTTGCGGTCATTCTTCTGCCTCACTTTCAAGCCAATGTTTTTTGCAATCAGCACAATTACCATTAAATTTGTCACAATTAAATTTGTTACAATGTTTCATTGGGATACAACCGTAAAACTCATGCGGAACATCTTTACAATCGTGTATTTTGCCGTAGATGTCCTTAACCTTGATTTCGTTGTTTTGGTTTAAGGTTAATCTTTTCATCGGTTACACCTCTTTGCTGATAAAATCTGTAGCACGATATAGCGTTACGTAATCCCCCTCAAGGTCATCATCGTAATACTGTGCTGTCTCATCGCTCATTGCTTTAATTATCACAGCGTAGTAATCTTCTTCCCACTCTTTCGCCGCTTCAATTATTTCATCAAGCGTAAACTTACCTTTGGCTTTTCTAAGCTTCAAGCACCAGCGTCCCTCGGCATCATATCTGCTTTCAATTGTTGTCCCTTTTTTCATTATTTTTACTCCTTAAAGTTCTGACTTTTTTGCCATATCTGCGAGTTTGACCTCTGAATAATATTTCTCTCATAATTACTCCTTTAAAGTTCCTTCTTTTATAAAAGTGCGCCCACATCTGCCGCATTTTACACATACAATTCCGTAAGTATCTGAATTAATACATTCGTCACTTACCGGATAATCAACAAACAAACTTTTCACATTGTTGCTTTTTTCAAATTCCTCAAGCTTTTTTTCTTGGAGGGATAACTTTTCACGCTCAAAATCCACAACTTTTTTTAAATTTTCTTTTTCAAAATAAAATATTACAGGTTCTTTTATTTCTCTTATTATAATAATATCTACTAATCTGAGCACCTTCTTGCAATCGCTCAATACTCATCTTCTCTAAGTCTTTCATTTTCTGCTCCTCAACAAAAAAACTTAGAGCAGCCGCACCTGCTCCGCAGTAACATTATGCAAGTCAGTAATATTATTAAATTTTAGGAAGAATAATCAAAAAAGTTAATTACCAATATATAACAAGCCGTGCGGAGCTTATTAACTAATTAAGATTTGTAATTGTATTGCTTAAAAATGTTTTCGCAATCTGTTTGAGCTTTTCTCCTTTTGCAGGATTTGTTTCAACCATTTTTTCAATGCTATTAATGAATTTTGCAAGCTGAGTCAGTATGACTATCTTATCTTAGTAATTCATCGATTGAGATCTTGAATATATTTGAAAGCTCAATTATAGTATCAATATTAGGTTCCATCTTGCCTTGTTCGTATTTTGAGATTGTAGTTCTGCTTAAATATATTTTTTCGCCTAAATCAGTTTGTGTAAGATTATTTTTTATTCTCAATTCTTTTAATTTTTTAGAGAACGACATTTTCACCACTCCCTTAATTTTACATAAATTTTTCGTGTTGGTACTTTAAATTTGTATCGTCAATGTCAAGATAAATTTTCGTTGTGTCTAAACTTTCGTGACCGAGCATTTTTTGAACATCAACAAGGGACATTCCTTTTTTTATTGCTTTTGTAGCTGTTGTTCTTCTAAACCTGTGTGGATGGCAGTTGTTTACATTAGCGTTCTGACCTATTTCTTTTACAAGTTTTTCGAGTGTGTTTACACTCATTTTAGAGAAAGGAAATTTGGTCGAACAAAAAGCATATTCAGCATTATTGTTACGTTCTTTCCAGTACTCTTGTAGTCTTAACTTTGTGACCTGATTAAGGTAAACATTTCGCTCCTTTGCACCTTTGCCAAAAACGACCGCTGTTCTTGCATCTAAATCGATGTCAGTGCATTTGATAGAACATAATTCAGTTGCACGACATCCTGTTGAAAGTAAGAATTCGACTATTGATATCGCTCTTTTCTTTTCCAAAGCATTATTTTTGTATGTTTGACAAGCGTCCTTGATTTTTGTAATCTCTACATCCGAAAAGGCTTTCTTTTTCCTTTTAGGTTTTCTGATTTGCTTGATTGGAGCACAAATGTTTTTGGATATGTATTCTTCGTTTGAAAGCCAAGCAAAGAAGTTACTAAGAATTCTTCTTTCATTATCAGCTGTTACAGGAGATACTTTATCGTCCATCTCTCGCACTGCTAAGTAATAGCGAATGTCATCTGTTGTGAATTGAGATAGCTTTTTAGAAAATTTACCTAAAAATGTGTCTATTACATTTTTATAATAGTTTAAAGATTTTTCACTTAATCCTTCAACCTTTTTAGCAACAAAAAACATTGTGTAACCTTTCGTATCGTCATCATACTGAACTATATCTGTGCAAAGCTTTTCTTCAATGACATAATTTCCTAATTCGCTGAACAATATAGTTTTTAGTTCGTCCTTTTGAAATTCATTGTAATTGTTGAGCTTTGGAAATATTCTTATCCAAATAGTTTGTAAATCCATTTTTTCACCATCCAACAACTTCGTTGATCTGTTGTGCTTGTTCTTCTGAGGTCAATCTTGTATATATTGCTGTTGTGCTTATATCGCTGTGGCCAAGCAGATCACCAAGCAGCGTTATATCATTATTTTGTTTTAAAAATTCCTTCGCAAAAAAATGTCTAAAAGAGTGTGGATGCATCACTTCTTTTGGAACACCTGCTTTTGGTGCTGCTTTGATGAGCAAAGAAGAAACTCCTCTGGATGTCATTTGTCCTCCAAAACGGTTTTCTATGATGTAAGTTTTTCCACAGTGATTTTTAATGTCTTTGATGAGCCTGTCTGGAAAATATATTCTTCGTTGCTTGTTTCCTTTTCCAATGATATCAGCATATCCTTGTTCAAGCATTGCAGTTTTTAAATTGACCAGTTCTGATACTCTCACTCCTGTACCTGCTATAACTTTTGTAATTAGCCATACCTTTTGAGAATTATCTTTTGCCCAGGAAATTAAATGTTCATATTGTTCCTTATTTATTGCGTTGTCGCAAAATGTTCTTTTCTGTTCCTTCGCTCGATGAAATTGATAGTCTTTAAATCCGACATATTCCATATAAGCTGTCATTCCGCAAATTCTTAGATTAACAGTTTTTGGCTTCCATTTGTTTTTCAGTTCCTGCTCATACTTTGAAAGGTTTTCCGAGTTTAATGTTGCGTATTGCCGAAAAAATAATTCAACACCTTTTACATATGTGTCAATGCAATTTTCAGAACGACCTTTGTTGATTAAATGCTTTTTAAAGCCTTCTATATCCTTATCACTCTTTGGGAAAATTGTAATGCTTTCTACATTTGATGAGGCTGCATTTGAAATTTTTAATCCGGACTGCAGCAAATCAATTATTTCCTGTTGATTTTGAATGATTTTTAAAAGCAATTCTTCTTGCATAGACTCATACCTTCTTATAGCAGTTCTGAATATGAAACATCGGAGTAGTCCACAATTCGGCTCCCTTTGAACATTCCTCAAAATAATTGGTGTATGGTTCGGTTAAACTGTCGGCTACTTTAATGACCGCTGCACAACCTATCAATGATAGTGCTGTATAGCACATCAAAGCGGTTAGTTTACTGAGCTCTTGGCAGACTAGCACACTTTGTGTCTGATAATTGATGTTATGATTTTTTAACACCTCACAAAATGCAATTACATTTGCACCACCACCTACGGCCGGTTCGAGAATTGTAATATATCCCTTTTTAGATATTTCTGATTCGGCCTTTACTTTGTCAAAAGTGCTTTCTGCCATAGCGTAAGAAACAGCATAGGGAGTGAAAAATTGTCCAAGCGAATCACTACCCATATTAAGTTGCATATATAGGTCACCAAGCAGATCTCTGAATGGATTTTTTTCAATCATATTTGTAATTTCAGCAAAAATATGTAGAATAACATCAATTTCATTATCACTGTAATTCTTGATTATGTCCTTATATCTTGTTTCATTTTTTGAAAAATTTATGCCAAAACAAAATGTATTTTGAATACTTAATGCCATTATTTCTATGCAATCATTGAATACTTGCCAAAGGGATCTCGAGCCTGTTAATTGATTAAATAACTTAACCAGCTCTTTGTATTCTGGTTTAACTTTTATTGATGCCATTTTATCAACTCCTTACGGCAAATCTTTTTCTCTATGTTTCATATAATTTCTCCTTAAATGCAAAAAAGAGCAGCCGCACCTGCTCCTTTGTTGTTATGCAAGCAGTAAAAGTATTATATTTTTATTTTAAGAGGAATAATTAACGAAAGTTATTACTTTCTATATAGCAAGCTGTGCGGAGCTTATTAACTCAGTTAATTGATTTTATTCATCGCTCATCATCAGTTTTTCGCCGCAAAGCGATAAAAACTCACTCACCGTTAGCTTTCCGCTGCTTTTAAAATTCAGCAGCTTTTCCCACAATACTTTATTTCGTGACAGCGTATTCGCTATTGCATTTCTTATTGCTCTCTCGGCTCTCTTGCCGTTAGAAAAGAACTCTTTGCCTACTTCCTCGTACAGCTTGCAATAGCTCACCTTCTTGCGTGCTTTTCTCTGCTCAATCAGCTTGCAAATCGCACTTGCAGAATATCCGTATCCTATCAGATTCGGAGTAATGCCCAAAGCGAGCAGCAATATTCTTGTCCTTTTTTCAATCGACTTTTTCATAATTTCACCTCTTGATTTTTCTGCGGCTTATTGCTATAATAAATATGTAGTTTAGGCAATAAGCCTTACTTGAGCGTTGACCACTGCCCTGTGTCAGCGCTCTTTTTTTATATTTGCACCTCTTGCAACAATAAGGTGCTGCCTTTTTCCCATATCCGTCTGAACCATATCAACAAGTTCAACCGATACCATCATCCTGCCTTTTTGACTTCTGCGGTATATCACAGCATTAATACTGTCAAATCGTTTTTCAATCATATTCGGCAAGCTCAGCACAACAGGCTCTCTGTTGATAAATGCCTCTTTAATCTCCTCTGCTGTCATTACTTTCCTCCGGCGGCTCAAAAATATCTGATGTCACATATCTAAAACATCCGTCATAAATCAAAAATCTTATGTCATACCCTTGTTCATTTTGCGACTTGAACCTGCATACATCGTAAACCTCAAAGATTTCCGAAATATCTTCTTTGCACCTAACTTTAAACATCTGTATTAACCCTTAACCGCATACTTGCAGCACTTAATAAACTTCTTGCAGTTCTTAACAACACGCTTAAATCCGACTGCCTTGTTACAAAGTTTGTGATTGTCGAGGCTTTCCTTAACTTCTGCGACATAATTCAGTATGTCTTCAAGCCTTTCGGCTGTAACGGTGTCAAGTCCCTGCAACGATATAACCTCGCCGTCTTTAATGCAGATTTGTAAGTTTTCAAGCTTACTCATATCCATTTGCTCCTTTCTTGAGATTTTCGAGCAATTCACGCTCTATAATCACGCAGTCCCTCAGATAGCATTTTGTCTTGCTGTTAATGCCATAGACTGTATTATCATCTAAACAAATTGCTGTTTCGTATGATACTTTCATCATAAAGCGTCCTAAATCATCAGAGAACACATCTCCTATTTCGACATCCTTAAACGGATAGGTCGGTATGTCGTTAATTATTACATCCATCTTTTTTTATTCCCTCCTGCGTTTCGTTGTAAGCCTTTTCGAAGTAAGCTTTTGCATCTTCTTTGGATATTCTCCACTCACCGAACATCTTTGCCGCCGGCAAAATGCCCGACTGTGCTTTTTTCTTTAAACAATCAACCGAGAACCCCCAAAGAGTTGCCAGCAACGGCAAATCTATGTAGAGTGGGACATCGTCCCAGTTGGTTACTGTTTTCTTAGCTTTCATGTAATCACCTCTTATGCTGTTTTGATATGTTCTCAAATACCCAACAGGTAGTTTGTGCTTGTGTGAAAAATATCCGACATTAGTTCAATTTTAGTCTGTGGAATTTTTCCTGCTGAAATCCAGTTGTAATATGTTTTTCTTGTTACCCCTAACAGCTTTGAGAGTTCCTCAACGGTATAGCCGTTTCTCGCTCTTTCAGCCTCGATATTCGGGTATGTTAATTTTTTCATTATTACCACCTCTAAATCTACTCATTTTGAATATCTTGCTTGTATTATATACCCGTTTTGAGTAATTGTAAAGTAAAAAAATAGCCAAATTGAGTATTGTTTCTTTGTTTACTATTTACAAAATGGGTATTTCCTTTGAAAAACTGTTGACTTTTTACGCATTTTGAGTATTATTTAATTAAAGAAATGAGGTGTCATTTTGAACAGACTAAAACAATTAAGGAAAGAAATAAATAAATCCATGGCAGATGTTGCAAGAGACTTACATATACCGTACACAACATATGTCAACTACGAAAAGGACACAAGAGAACCAAATTCTGAGACGCTAATTGCCCTTGCCGACTATTTCCACTGCTCTGTTGATTTTTTGATATGCAGAAGCGATAGTAGAACCGATGAAATTAACTTATCCAAAATAAAAAACATAGAGCCTATGCCTGTAATGGTTAAAGTTCCATTACTGGGCACAATAGCCTGTGGCGAGCCTATTCTTGCAGAAGAGAATATAGAAGATTACATAAATATGCCTGAAAAAACAAAAGGCACCTTTGCTCTGCGGTGCAAAGGTGACAGTATGATTAATGCAAGAATTTTTGACGGTGATATAGTGTTTATAAGAGAACAGCCCGAGGTAGAAAACGGAGAAATCGCAGCGGTGCTTATCGAAGATGAGGCGACTTTGAAACGAGTTTACAAGTCAGCTAATAGTATAGAACTTCGTCCTGAAAACCCAACATATAAGCCCCTGTATTATCAAAATGAGGATATGAATAAAATCCGTATTCTTGGCAAAGCTGTGGGATTTTACAGTAATGTTATATGACATATTAAACAATATAAAAAGAAAAGTCAGCCATAGGTGGAGCTATGACTGACTAAAAAAGATGTGAGAATAAATCGCACTCTCGATAATTATTATATTATATGAGAGGAGGAAATGCAATGAAAAAAAGCAAAAAATTTATTGTTGGCGTTGTGTTATCTGTAATAGGCGTTATTGGAGCTATTTCGGCTTTTGCACAGGGAGTTATACCGACGGGCATTGTATGTTTGCTCATTTTATTAGCAGGAATTGTGCTTATTGTGCTTGATAAAAAGAAAAAGCCACAGCAAGAAACAGCAATGATTGATACAGCAAAGGGTACTCATTCAAAAATATTCAAAGTAGCAGGCGTAACATTTGATAACAGACAAAAACATCTTGCAAAGCTTATGCAAGATAAACTTGCCGGCAAAGTAATCAATGTTGAGTTACAAGAATATGTGTACGAAAATCAGCCTGCAATTAAAGTTATTGCTAATGGTCTTGAGGTCGGCTCATTACATACAGAAGATGTTGTGTTTATTAAAGAAAATCAAGACAGAGTAAAAGCAATAAAAGACTTATATGTTTCGTCATTTGTTGATGAAAAGACGAAAGAAAAGATTTATTATGCAAAATTGACATTGACTATAGAAAACAAAAATAAAAAAACCGCCCTGCTCGACTGGTCCTCGAACAGATAAGTACAAAATATATCGAAAAGAGGAATGAACAATGAAATGTAAAAAATGTGGTGCAGAAATCTCGGATAAATCCAAATTCTGTGATAAGTGCGGAGAAAAGGTAGTTATTCCGATTGAACAAAAACCTCTGTTTACAGACAGTGAATCCGACATCAAGGAGAAATCAAATACACCATCGAGGTTTGAAGAAAAACCTGTTGAATCAACCGAACCAAAAGTAAAATGTCAGAAATGCGGTGCAAAAGTACCGGAGAGTTTCACTTACTGCGATAAATGCGGAGAAAAAATTGTACTGCCGCCTAAGCCTCAGCCATTATTTAAAGATAACTTTGAGGTTGGCAACAATAACACTCAGGTTGAAAATAAATCTCAAAATAAAGAAAAGAAAATCATTAAGATTTTAGCCGGTTCTCTTGCCGCAGTTTCTGTTATAGCGATTATCTCAATCGCAGTAGCTCTGACGGGTAACAAATCCGTTCAACCAGCTGTTGTGCCTACAACGCAGCATATTAACGATTATGATAAAACTTCAAAAATCGAAAGTTTTACATATAAAGAAGTTCCAACAGAAAAAGAAACCATGGCAGAGTCAAAAACAGAAACAAAGCCTCAATCTAAGCAAGAGTCTAAAACAGAGTCGAAAGTTGAATCAAAGGCGGAATCAAAAGTTGCAGATGATAAGCAAGATAATAATTTATCAGCAGACCAAACAAATGCTCTGCGCTCAGCTAAAGGATATTTGGCTGTTATGCCTTTTTCGTATCAAGGACTTGTTGAACAGCTTGAATATGAACAGTATTCTCACAACGATGCAGTTTATGCAGCTGATAATTGCGGAGCGGATTGGAACGAACAGGCTAAAAAGTCTGCAAAATCATATCTTAGTACTTCAGCTTTTTCCGAGAGTGGTTTAATAGAACAACTTGAATATGAAAACTTTACTCACGATCAAGCAGTTTACGGAGTAGATAATTGTGGAGCAGATTGGAACGAGCAGGCTGTGAAATCAGCAAAATCATATCTTAGCTTGATGTCTTTTTCAAGAGATGAATTAATAGAACAGCTTGAGTACGAAGGCTTTACTCACGACCAAGCAGTGCATGGAGTTGAACAGAGTTACTAATCGTATTATAGCTAAAATAAAAAATCCGCCCTGCTCGACTGGTCCTCGAACAGAGCGGAAAATCACCTACACAGGGTGCAGATGATACGATATTAACGCAATAATATTGTATCACACCCTTGTAAATTTTTCAATAATTAATTTACAAGGGATTTTTGCACCCTTTTTACATTAAAAAGGAGTGTTTATAATGAAAAAACGCAAAGACGGCAGGTATCAAAAAAATATCTATATCGGACGAGATGGAAACGGCAAAGCTATGTATAAGTCTGTATTTGGCAAAACGCAAGCTGAGGTTACACGCAAAGCAAATGAAATCAAGCTAAAAATCAGCAAAGGTATGGATATTCTTAGCGAGAATATGCCGTTCAGTGAACTCTGCGAAAATTGGCTGATATACAAAAAGGCTCTGCTTTCTTCTGACAAGCAGTATAAGAGTTATAAAACAAACCTTAAACCGTTTTCTGTATTAGGCGATGTTGCAATCAGCAAACTTGTAAAAGCAGATTTTCAATGTATCATAAATGACTATTTCGCACGAAATCCACATACAGGCAAACCGACTTCAAAGAAAACTCTGCGTGATTACAGAATGACCGCAAGGCAGGTGTTTGACTTTGCTGTTGAAAACCGCATACTTGACTACAATCCATTAACATATGTTAGAATACCGAAAAATGCACCTGTAAGCGAGCGCAGGGCATTGACCGAGCAAGAACAGCGGTGGGTTATGGAAATGCCACACAGAGCACAACTTCCTGCTATGATCATGATGCTGTCAGGTTTAAGATTAAGTGAATGCCTTGCGTTGCAATGGTATGACATTGACCTTGAAAATGCTCAAATTAGTGTTCATCAAAAACTTGTAATGACAGGAACTCCGCACATTGTGCAAGGCGCAAAGTCAAAGGCTGGCATACGAACAGTCAATATTCCCCACACCCTTGTGGATTTTCTGAAAAATCAAAAGAACCATAAACAATCCGACTTCGTTGTACTTACAACAAAAGGGGAGTTCTTCTCAACAACAGCTTGGCGCGAACTGTGGGACAGCTATATGGCAGACCTCAATCTTAAATACGGAGATTTTTCCGAATATGAGCGAAAGCCGAAAAGTAAGTTCGACCCAAAAGGCGTTCCGTTTGTTATTGAAAGATTCACCGCACATTATCTAAGACATACTTTTGCTACAAACTTGTTCTTTTGCGGTCAAGATTTACTTTATGTCCAAAACCAACTCGGACACGCAAAGCCCGAAACGACTTTGAATATTTATACACATTTAGTGCAAACAAATCAGATTAAGAAAATCAATAAAATTATAGACCTAAACGATTACATCTCTGCGATTGCAGAACCGCAAAAAATGATGTTAGTCTGATGTTAGTCAATGTATAATAAAAATACGCTTGTTTACTGCACTTTTTCAAATTCTTGTAATGTTTCGTAATCAGTAGGTCGACAGTTCAAGTCTGTTCACCAGCTCCAAAGCAAAAGCCGCATAACCAAGCCGTTTTTTTAGGTGTTTGGGTGCGGTTTTTCTTTTTATATTTATCGCAAAACACCGCCTAAAACTGCTTTAAATTTCAAAAATGTTAGCCAGCTTGTTAAATAATTTCAAGCTAAATGAGGTTCTTATCTGCTTGTTCAATACAATTTTTACATCAGGGACAATCGGCAATTATTACAGATATTTTCTTTTCAACTCAACTACCTATCTTTATTAGAAGTGCTAAATTCTGAAAGCAAGCTGTTTTAATTCTTTTTAAGTATCAAAAACAAGTTGAAAGCAGTTAAAATAACAGGCTCTATGTCAATAGTTGGGGTAATCCGAAAAATGAAATAGAGATATTTAACAAGTGGCAGAAAATTAAACTGTCGCTTGTTTTT